TTTAGTAAATATTCCTGCTCCAAGACCACCGACTATTGGTATAATGTTTTTAGTTAAACCTGATGTTATGTCACTTAATACTGATCCTCTTTCTTCATAAATTGGATTACCTTCTTTATCTGTAATAGTAGACCCATCTTTTCTTTTCAAAACAGGACCTTTTCTTGGTTTATTTAATGCTCCAAAAATTTCCCCTATTTTTGTATTAATAATTCCTTCACCACCTATCTCAGTTTTTGGAATACCAAAAGTATCTACACCATAAGCAGCTGCAGCTGCAGCTAGTAATGGATTTTTTTTAATTGGGTCCATAATTTTTTCTTGAAAGAAAGATCCAATACCATATTGTTTTCTACCATCAGCACCCATGATACCACCGTACGCTGCCATCTGTCTGTTAGGTAAAACTGGTCCTTGTGGTTTTGGTCCAAAAGGATTAACTGGTTCTGTTGGATCGTTTGGTAATACTGGACCACGTGATTGTTTAAATTCTTCCATAGCTTTTCTACCTACTTCATCATATTCTTCATCAGTAAGTTCTCTACCCAACTCTCCTTCTAGTTCGTTAAGCATAAATTCAAATATTTTAAAATATCTATCAGGCCCGGCCATCATCATATTTTCTTCTTGTGGAGATTTAGGACCTTCACCCCCTGTATACTTAATAGATGGTGCGTTAGTCATTAATTCTTCTGAAATTGATATATCTGTTATTGCCATAGTTGCCTTATTTTATAGAGTTTCTCATCCTACTTGGTTTTTGCAAACAAATCAAGAGCTGGCATGATGACTTTTACATCTCTCCGCACGTCCTCTTCTGGTATATTTGCAGCTTTTAAAGCTTCTTCGTCCTTATAAACTTCTCCTGTTTTTTTGTTTGATATGGTTGTTATAATTTCTTTTGGTGTTAGCATTTTTATTTCACTCATTATGTTGTTACCTCTTTCTTAATGTTTAGATAGCTAATAGCTACATCAAACGAATCTGTAGTGCTTGATTGTATTGTAAAGGTTTTTCCACCTTCTATTATTAACGGTTGGGTTAATAATTCTGTTGTAACATTGGCTGTAAGTGCCGCTGATTTAATAGCTGTAATACTGTTGTTTGTAATAGTCACCACCGGTGTACCAGCAGCTGTAACTAATATAGACTTAATTAAATACGTTTCGCTTACTAAAGGATTTCCTGAACCAAAAGGTGTTAGTGCACTGCCACTTGTACTATCATCAATTCCTACAAATTTATATTGGTTTACTACTGCCATTAATCTAAAAAGAAACTTCTAGCTTCTATCTCCTGTTTTAATTCTTCTTGAAACGTAGTGTTAAGTTTTTCAAGAACTGCATCTAAATCTCGCACAAGTGATTGCTCTAGTTAATGTTTGTACTATTTTAGCCATTATATTCCTAACATATTTTTTAACACATTATATCTATTTCGTTCGGAGTCAGAAATATTTCCTGACTGTAATTTTTGTAGTAATAATATATACTCGTCATAATTACCTGCTTGATTTTCTAGTGAGGCTATTCCGTCTCCATCACCACCTTTATTAGTTGTATTATCTTTTGTAGTAGATTTTTTTCCTGTATTAAAATTACTAAATTTATCTGAAAGATTACCTGTAAAAGAATCAATTACATTTTTATCGGTTAAACCAATGTCTGTTGCTAATTTTCCTGCAAACTTTGCAGCGTTATATAGAGATTTTGCTTTACTATATTTAGCCGCTAGTGCAGGGTTAATAGCCATAAGACCAATATTAAATAAAGCGCTTTTTAAACTAAAAGGATTTGTTTTTGTAGGTGCAAACGGATTATCAAAAGGAGTAAACTTTGTGTTTGTTTTTGCTGCTTCAATTGCATTATTAGTATTTAAAGTTTGTATAAAATCTCTAGCAGCAGATTTCATTCTATCACCTGTAACTGTGGTTGTTTTTGATGTTCCTGAATCTGTGTGAGGATTAGGTCTATCAACTTCACCTCCGCTAGGAGATGAAGGAGGATTAGAATATTGACCTGCAGCACCATATTGTTCTCTGTTGTTATCACCTGTTGGTCCACTTGGATCTCGACCACCACCATATGCATCGTCACCACGATATCCAGGTCTTGAACCATCCATAGTTTTAGCAACTCTTTGACCAAGAGCATACATCTGTCTAGCTTGTTGTAATCTTGTAATTGACATTATCGTCTTCCTCCAGCATGTATGTCTAATCTAAAAGTTCCTAATTTCCAACTAGTATCTACAGCAGTATTAGATATGGTAAGAGCTATAGCTCTTGCTCTAGCTCGTGTGTCTACTTTTGTTGTACCAGAAGTTATTGTAAAAGGTCCTAGAGATGAGCTAGCTGCTGTGTCATTAGGATAGTTTCTTAAATCTAATTGTATAATTGAGTTCCCTTGTTGATTTATAAAATCAGGTATAATTCTACTTACTCGCATAATGTTTTCACCGTCACCTCGTAAATCTCCTAAATTAGTTGCAGCCCCTCTTACAACTTTTTGTGTAATATCATAATCACCAGAAGTTATATTAGCCGGAATAGCTGTTGTTACTCCTAGTCTTACTTGATTAACTCCTGTTTCATGTTCATAGTAATATGAAATTCCTTCAGTGTTTCCAGTTACATCAAAAGAAGTATCTGTTCCTGCATCGTATTGAGTTGCATGTGGTAATCCAAATACCGCAGAGTCTTGCCATGTAGTTCTTATAAATAAACTACTAGCATTAACAAACCATATGGGTCGTTTAGCAGTAGAATCTAAATAACTATATGTAACTGATTGAGTGTTTACATTAGAGTTAGCTTCAGGATAAAACCAAATAACTTCACCAAACAAGTTATTTAATCCACAATAGATCATTTGATTAGATGTTGTATTTAAATTGTCATAAACATAATCTTCAACTAAACAATCCATAGATTCTAGTTTACCAGTGTATCTAAAAAAACCATTTTCTGACATCCAATATGCAGCGCCATCAACTTCAACAGCTGCATTCTTACCTATTAATCCACAGTTAGTTCCTACTTGTTCAAACGCAAATGTAAAAGGAGTTCCAACAAAACGCATAGTAAATAAAGCTGTATCGGTCCAAACATAAAGTGCATTTCTACCAAGTTTAGCTCCCATGATTCGTGATCCGGCGGCCAGTCTTTGTGTACCAGCACTATTTTCAGCTGTAGGTGTGTAGTCATTAATATTTTCTTGAGACGAGAATCTTATAAACATATCATCTTGTGTAGCTTTATTACCAATAGTAGTTTCTGTACCAAAGAAAACTAAGTGACGGTCAGGTGTAGAAACTAACATGTCACGTGACGCTGTTGGTGCACCCGATATAATTGTAGCTCTTGTTGTTACAGCGTTAGTTAAATCTGAGTTCCATTCAAAACATTCTCCATTAAATATTAAACAAATAGCTGTGCTACCTAAATTATCTAAAGACCACATACCAGGTTCTGCAACTTTATCCGTAGATGTTGCTGCTGAACCCCATCCAGAAAAACCACTGTAGTTAGTTACGGTAGCTCCGTCACTGTGAGAAGCATTAGTTGTGCCTCGAACATTTCTAGTTATTCCTGTAAAACTAGTAGCAGTAATTCCTGTGTAAGAAATTTCTTCATTATCTACTTTAATAAAATTTGTACCAGCACTTGGAAATCCAGTTGTGCTTGCTACATTAATAGTAGTTCCTGAACCACCAGTTCCAGCAGAGTCAGCATTTAATGCTCCATTTAAAGTTGTTGTTTGTGGATTAGTAACTGAACCACCCCATTGAGATATACCATAACCAAAAACTCCAACTTGGTCAGGTGGTCCTACATGATAGTATTGAAAATAAGTTATGCCTCCAGAAGTAGTTGCTCCTGCTCCTCCTTCATTACTAGGCATTGTAATAGTAAGTGTAGTTCCTGTTGGAACACTAGTAACCATAAATTTTTTATCACAAAAATCAGCAGCTCCAAAATTAGAACCTGTAATAGTAGTAAATGTAGAAGTATCTCCAAATAAAATAATATCACCAGCAAGAAAATTATGTGCTGTAGGGAAAGTTAACGTAACAGTTGGATCATTGTTAGTAGTGCTAAACGCACTTGTAATTGCTGTGCCTGATGGATTAACTAAAGGGTGTATATCATAATACACTCCTCCTGTGTAAACATATAAAATTCTATTTGTTCCAATAAGAGAATATTTAATACCTTCTTTATTAACCATATGATGCAAACCTCTTGCTGCACCTGTTAATTTACTGTCCCCTAATTGAGACCAACCACCTATTTTTTCAGGTGTACCGTATCTAAAACGTACGTTTTCTCCACCGATCCACTGTGACTCAGCGCCGGTAGATGTAACTTGTTTGTTAAATCCGGGTAAAAAACCTAGTTTTTGTAGCATAATATACCCTTATATAATCTTTTAAAATTTTTAATAGTATTATATTATAGTCTGAAACAGAGATCAACTCCCATAGATTTACCTTTTTTAGCTATTTTTCATTTTGATATCGTTATATTCCAATCTAATTTAAATATTAAATCTTGTAGATAAACTTTTTTAAGTTTGTTATTTTTTAAATAAGCATGTAATTCTTCTAGATCTACAATAATCCATTTATCTTTAGTTTCAAATACCATTTTATCTGCTTCAGAATTAAATGAACTATATTTACCTAACTCACCTTCTTTAGTTTTTTGTAAAGGTCTAGTATCAAATTTATAAAAACCATTGTGGCCTTTTATAATACCAGCTATATCCCAAGATTTTTTTTGTAATGGGTATTCTATATTTTCTAAATTATGTTCAAATAATTTTAACATAAATACTTTTTATAATATTAAATCTGAATTAAATGAAATTACTATTTTATCTTCATTACTTAAATTGGCTAATGATTCATGTTTTAAAAAACTTGGAAAGCTTATTATATCTCCTTCCGATACATCAAAATTAATAACTTTGTTATCTAAATCATATATTTTAGTTTTTAATTTACCTGGTAGATTAATATAAAAAACACTACTAAAATGACATCCACCATGCAAATGAGGTTTATGAAAATCATTTTGTTTATAAAATTGAAACCATACATTTTTTATTTCGAGTTTATTTATGTTAAACTTTTTACAACAATATAAAGCAAAGTCTGGAAAAACATTATTTATTACATAATCTAAATATTCTCTTTTTGTAGATTGGGTAATATTCCAATCAGTATGACTGATGCTTTGTGCTTTATCTTTATAAGGATTAATAGGTAATTTTTTAATTAAATTAATAATATTATTTTTATGTTTTAAAAAATTTGGAACTGTATATTTATGTAAATAATTCACTATTCTATTAATATGTTAAAAGCAATAGAAACTCTATTTTTTGTTTTATTTAAATTAGGTTTTACTCCATGGGCCAAACAACCAGGAAAAATAAATAAATCGTTTTCTTCTACATTCATTAATATTTTAGAAGCTGTGTATGGTGTAAATGTTTTTTTACAATTAGCCCATAAAATATCTATAGTATTAAATGGATTTTCAAAAAATATCTCTCCACAATTTTCAGGAGTTTTTACATAATAAACACAAGAGATTTGTGCGCCGCCATGTGTGTGCACTTCATTATAATCTTTGTAACTATTTATGTTTGCCCACATAGAACCCATTTTAGCAATACCAGCTAAAGACATAGTGTTCATATATTCTAGTAGATGTGGTTTTATTTGTTCTTGTAATTCTACAAAATCTTCTTGTTTTAATGAAGGTGTAACTGTGCCAGAGGAAGAAAAAATAACAGCATCTATATCATTTGATTGCCAACCCATATCTTTAGGATTACTAATATTTCTACCACTGTCTTTCTTTTTTAAATTTATTAAATATTCTACTATATTATCAACATTTAAATTTAATTTAGTTTTATAAATACCTACAGAAAATAAATTATGATTCACTTTTATTTAAATTGTTTTCCAGTTACCCAACAAACCAAAGAATTTCTTTCTCCTTTTGTTACTGGTTTAACTTCATGTAACATATAAGATGGAAATAAAATTAGGTCCCCTTGTCCTTGTTTCATTTTTTCTCCTTTATCGCCTTCATAGATATATAGTTCGCCACCTTCATATTCTTTAGGATCAGTTAATTGTATACTTAAAGATAATTTTCTTACAATCATGTTCTGAGCTCTGTCTATATGTTTTCCATATTTATCTCCAGGAGCTTTATAATTTGTAAATTGAAAACCTTCGTTTAATCCAAAAATATCAAACTTAAAAAATCTATTATTAAGATTTAAAACAATATCAGTTACTTTTCTAAAAACCCAATCTAAATCATCGTTTGCATATAACCAACAAATTTTGCTTGATCTAATATTATCTACTTTATTTTTTCTAGTCATGCCTTGCATTAAACCTTTAGCATGCGCAATCTTAATTATTTTATCACACTCTTCTTTAGTAAAAACTTTTTGCCAGTAAGCAAAGCTACATACTTCATCTAAGTAAAGATTCCAAGCTGGGTTGTTAATAGGTTCTTTCATTGTGTCTCCGATTTATTATTTATATTAAAATTATACGCTATAGTTATTCTAGTTTTATTAGAATTTTCTTTTTCTACACAGTGTTCTAAAGAAGATGGAAACACTATTATACTTCCTGGAATAGGTTTATAATAATATCTTTCATCAAAAATTTTGTTATTATCGCTTTTTATATCATTACTTCTATTAGCAAATGGTCGCTTAAACCATAACTTAGCATTTTCATTTTGATCTGATTTTAAAAAGTAAATAGCAGATAAAGTATGTGCTACGTGATTATGATATTCTTGAAAATTATTCTTATCATAAATATTAAACCAACCACTCATACAATTAAAGTTATAGTTAATCTGTAATTTATTAATATAGTTTGATATAGAGTTCATTACAAAATTATTTATTGTTTTAAATTCATCATCTTTTAATATATTATATTCGTTTATTGTTGTGTATGTATCTTTTGATACCCAATTTTGACCACCGCTTTTAATTTCTGTCTTTAATTTCATAACATAGCTTACTAAATTTTTTTCAATTTTACCATGGTCATCAAAAAAATCTTGTGCTACCACACTAGGGAATAGGTAATTAAAATTCATATTATTTCTTTATTGTGTTATTTATACCACCCTACCAAAATAAATCTATTGTTTTTTTTAATTTGTTTCACCTCGTGATACATAACACCATTACTAAAAATCACTATTCTACCTTGTTTAGGTTTAACTGTAATGTCCTCAATAACAGTTTCTCCCCCTTCAAAATCATCGTTTAAATACAATAAAAAAGAAAACTTGTCTCCATTATCAATATGCATTTTCATATAAGAATCTATTGGCCACATAACTATTTCACAATTATCTGGTTCTAAAAAATTATATAATTTAAATTTATTATTTATTCTTTCTAAAATATTTTTTGGTTTAATTTTTACAGTAAATGTATTTCTGTATTTTAAAACTGGTGACTGTTTAAATTTTTCAATAAACTCGCTACATTCTTCTTTAGACAAAAAATTATCTACACGAATAAAAGTTTTACTCATTACTGTCTTTCTTTATTTATTTAGTAAATTATCTTAATTCTGAAATATCTACTAAATCCCAAGTTTGATTTTCTTCATTCCAATGATATCTGAAATCATTATCAAATTGTTCTTGTGTTAATTCTGGTTTTGCAACAGGTGCTTCCCATTGGCATTTTGTTTCATTTAATGTCCAAGACGGGTAATTTTGTGGAGGAATAAAAGCATCTTTTGCTTCATCGTACGTATAACCTTTTCCAGCAAAATTTTTTCTAAAAGGTGTTCCTCCTAATAAATGTTCTCCACCATGTGTGTTATAAGAAGTTTGTTTCCACACATCACTTGTGCCATAAAGATTATTTAAAAAATCTACACCAGCTTGTTCAGTTGATGCAACATCATTACTTACTACTTCAACTGTTTCAACTATACTTCCTTCATTTAATTTTGCAAAATGTGCCATAATATTTTAAGAAGTATAAGTTCCGCTCCCTGTAAATTTTATTACTGTAAAATCACCGTCTTCTGTAACTGTTGGAGAACCAGATGTTGTGGCAGTATAATCTGATGTAGGTACTCTTAAAATAACTACGCCAGAACCTCCCGTTCCTATTCCACTTGCTCCGCCTCCGGTATTTGCTGTTCCATTAGCATTTC